TAGCATGTGTTTTAGAACCACCCCTTAGTTTTTTAACCAATTTTTTTACAAATGGTTTATCTTTTTCATCTAAGGTTTCTTTCATTAAAAATCCATCATCACGAAGAACTGATCCTTCGGGAATTGGTTTACACTTCTTATCAGTGTTACAATAGTAGTATCCTTTTTTACAGGATTTCATCATTCAGCAGTTTCTGAGTCATTATTATTTAGAATACCTTGTTTTAGTAGTTTTGATAACTCACTTGTTGATCCAACAAATAATGCGTTATTTGTGACATTACTTTGAGTTTTTGATTTTTCTTCATCAATATCTTTCATCTTCTTCTGAAGATCCATCAATTTGTCAGTACTATCAGCCACTGATTTTATCAGCTGCCCTGCAACTTCATATGCTCTAGGACTTGCACTCTCACCTGCAACTTCCATAATTCCATTTATTGCCTCTTGTCCTTTTTCTATTAGAGAATATAATTGTCCTCTTGTATATTTGTAATCTTTTTCAACATCATCTTTTTTAAGAACAACATTAGGTAGTTCTGGTTTTTCATTATCTTTTTTAACAATAGAGGTTTCTACATTTAAAGATTTTTCAATACTGTTAAAATTTGTGTTCATCATGAGTCTGTCCTTGTTGCAGGATTAAATTGTAATGAATCAGTAAAGATGCTTGATGTCTCATTAAAACCAAAGTCATCATCAATATCAATAAGATTATCATCTGCTGTAGTTAATTTATTAATTTTTGTATTTTCAAGATGTTCTGCTTTTGCAGTACTATTAAATCCTCTCTTAACTGCTAAAGTATTTGCATCAGGTTTAGATTCAACTTTCATCACCTCAGTATCAATCACAATTCGATCACCAACTGCAAAATTAGATGAGTCTGTGACAGTGATTCTGACATCATTTTTACCAATATTAAATGTCAATTGTGCAGTGTTATCTGCATCATAATCTTTAAGTGCTTTAGGTGTAACAGTATATCTAAGTTCTCTTCTCTTATTCTCGCGATCCATATTAGTATGATAATCCAATTGGACTTTCTTAATAAGTCCTTCTGGTGTATCTGCAACAGGGCCGAATAGATATGTTTTCGCAGTAAAGTTTAATGTGTATATTAATGCTCTTCTAGTTGCAAAATCTCCTTCATAATCATCTTGAAATGATATGTTATCTAAGACAACACTTATATCTCTTTTCTCACCAATAACACTTATTAAGTCTACAGTTAAATTAAAAGATGGTTGAAAAAATGGTAAAATCTGCTCTATGATTTGTAATCCATCATCGTTTAATTTAACCAATATATTTAATTCAAAACCTATATTATAAGGAACTGGCATGAATACTTTTCTTAAGTTTGATCCATCAGATGCTTTAAATGTTTGTGTAACTGTAGATTTCCTTGTCGCATCATATGCAATGTTAGTCATCTCAAAAGACATACGAGGTAATGTGATTTGAGTTGCACGATTTAAATCTGCTTGTTGCTCAAGTCTTGCCAAAAATTTCTGCATTGGGCCATATGCCAATGCTACCTTCATATCGCTAATTGATTTACCACTATTATCCTTATGTCGAATGTGAATATCATTGAATAAAGTACCAAAAGATATGACAGTCTTTCTAAGTATTTCGTGATAAAAATAAGTTCCTAACATTAGTATGTACCAAAGGGATTAGATTCCGCAAAATCAATAATTTCATCTGCAGCCAGTTCAAATTCATCATTATCACTGTATTCATCATATTTATCCTCTTGTTCATATTGACGAACATTATATGCAACAAACGATGTTGTTCCTGTTGATAGTGTAAATGATGATGAAGATGTATTCAGACTAGGAGAATCAATAGTTATTGTTCCAGCACCGATTGAAATAACAGTGACACCAATACCAATAACATTGTCAACTGCGGATACTGCAGCACCTACAGATATTCCTGTTGTATTGATTCCAGTAATTAATGTTGTTGATACACCAACTGTTCCAGTTGTTGTTCCTGTTGACACAAACACTGTCTTATGAATTCTATGTCCAGTTCCCGGATCAATTGCTGTCTGTATTCTGACTTCTTCGCCCGGTATAAATCCACTAACAGTTGATCCAATTCCAACATTTGTGATCTTGAGAACTTTTGTATCTGCATCCCATGATCTAACTATTGCTTCTGTATTTGATGTTTGACCTACAACTAGATCATTATAGAGATAATTACCACGACCAGTTATAATATTTGGATCGCCTACTGTAACTGTTGGAGCAACTGTGTATCCTACACCGGGGTTAACAGGTCTTATAGACGATAATTTAGCATTTCCAGAGTCAATCACAGCAGTAGCAGTAGCAGTCGTTCCAGCACCGTTTGGCCCTGCTACAGTGACTAATGGTGGAAGAGTATATCCAGAACCCTCATTTGTAATAGTGTAAGATATCACACCTCTTCCAGATGTTGTGATTCCACATGTTGCAATTGCACCAGTTCCATTCCCACCAACAATACTAATATTTGGTGGAACTGTATATCCAGCACCAGCGTTCGTTAAAATTAGTTCCTTAATAGAAAATACACCATTTCTTTCAGTTGTAATCGCAACCGCGGATGCGTTTACACCTATCGATGCATTTCTTGATGTTGAGATGAACACTGTTGGTGTTGAAGTATATCCAGATCCATCATTTAAAATTGTAAGAGAATTAATAAAACCAGACTGAGCAGGTGCAAGAGTTGCTGACGCTGATGCAGTTGCTCCTGAACCTACAAGATTAAGAGTAGTAATAAATCCTTGATCTTCTACCTGTGTATCAATCTCATCAATCGATGTATCAATGACCTCATCTTCATATTCAAAGAGTTCGCACTGTAGTTGATAAACATAATTTTTACCTAACTGATAAAATGGTTGTTCATGCTCTACAAATTTAACTTCAAATAATCTTGATCCTAATGGAAAGAAAACTAAATCACCCTCTCTTGGTCTTGTAGATAATTCATAATCTGTTGGATCTAAAAAAGGTGATATAAAATCTTCAAATCTTTCCCTTGATATAGTGAGTGTAACTTCATCTCTTAAACTTACACCAAATTTTGTCATAATATCACCAGCACCTGAATATCCCTCATAAGTATTTACATATGCTTCCAATAAAAAATTATCATCGAATCGAGATGATTGCACCTCTTCGATAATAGACTGTTTATTTACAAATTTTCTTGGAATATAAGTAACCTCTACCCCATAAATTTGCAACTGCTCATTTATAAGATTCTGAACTAATCTCTGTTCACCGGGAGATCCTTGTAGAAAAAACGGATTGAGTGCCATACATGTTACCCGATAAAGTCAAGAGGAGGTAACTCGTATTCGAGTTGCATCTTCTGTAAGATAGCATCTATTTCTCTTTGGCCATCATCATATATTTCTCTTCCATTTAATTCTAATCCACCGGGAAGTTTAACTCCTCTAAACTTAATTAAGTTTTGACCCCACTGCCTCTTCATTAGTGCAGTTAAATACATTTTTAAAAATGGATCATTATAAACTTTTGTAAAATCGTTTGGATTTAATATTCTCTGACAATCAATAACTATGAAATCTCCTACATTGATTGAGTTGTAATCCATGTCAAGATACAATCTATTCTGTTTTTTATTAAATCTTATTTGTTTTTCTGGTGTAAGTAAAAAATCTATACTCTCAAGATATGATTTAGTCATAGAATATTGTAATAACTCAACTGAGTTAAAATAATACAAATCATTTAAAAACAGTTGATATTTGATACTAAACATTCCACCTGAAATAGAACTACTATCAAATTTAAATATTTTCTCAATTCCAATAACTGAATCTGGAATTTGAATAAAGTTAGAATTTTCTACAAAACTAGAGGTAGTTGTTCCATATCCACTAATTGTAGTAGATGTTCCTGTCGTTGTTACAATACCCGCAGTGTTATCAGAATCAGTTTGTGATGTTGCTTTACCCCTATCTAATTCATCTTGAGTAAATTCATGTTTAAGAAACATCTCTTCAACACCATCAAAATGCCTCTCGTTAAAAATTTGAATCGCATCATCAACGAGATCGTCAATCTGATCATCATCAATATTAATCTCCAGCACAGGAGATCCTAATTTCCTTAATGCATAGTCGATTAATTCTTGTCTTGATGATGGTTGTGCCATTATTCTGCTTCTACCTCAGCTGCTAGATTTTCGTATTTTTCTTGCCACTCAAGTGCTTTTGCTGCTAATTGAGTTTTCTCATCATTAAAGTCTGTCATTACAGTTGTCAATTTTGCTTCCAAAAGAATATTTTGGTTTGTCAATGTAGAAATTTTTTGGTTGTAAATTTTAATCAAAGTGTTTACATCAACATCATTATTAGAGTTTGTCATTGTTAAGCTAGAAGGTACCCCCATCTATGGTCGTTGTCCACATGGGCTTGCTAGTATATGTAGTCGAGACATTGGTAGGTGTTTTACCTGTACCAGTGCCATTCAAAATCAAATCAGCAGAAGTATTAAATGTCCCAGTTACACCAATCAATGTGACTGTTGTTCCAGATGATGATGTTTTTACAACACCCTGTTGTGTACCACCACCTGCTTGAGTAACTAAATCACCAGCAGTCACTGCTTGTGAACTACCTAATGTGATTGCTATTTCTGTAACTGCAGTTAATAACTGAGTTGATGTAAATGTTGCTGCACTTGGAGCAGTGGTTGAGTTCTGTAAACCAGTGCTATCAAAATATACGACACCATGAGTTGAAAAATCACCTGCCTGATAATAGATACCTTTAATATCTAAATTACCTCTTGTACCTGTAACAACTTCATTTGAAACTGTAGCATCAGGAATATAAGTAAAACTTCTTGCTGGAGCCTGACTATTTTCACCTGTACTATCGTTATATCCGAAGAAACCTATTTTAGTATTAGCAGTACCAGTTGCAGTATTATAGTTGAATGAAATACCACGATCAGTATTTGTATCAAAAGCATGAGTAACTGTTAATTGAGTTGTTGTTACAATGCCTGCAGTTGTGTTATTACTAATAAAGATTGTGCCAAGACCAACTCCACCTGCTGGAGGAATATATGAATGAATTGAACTGTTACTTGGAATACTTGAACTTCCTGTAACAACATCACCTGTATTAATACCAACGACAGAATCAATTACAATTGTAGATGATCCAGAACCAACAGTTGCTAATACTGTTCTGATACTTGTCACATCACCAACATTCATGATGGCATCATTTACAGTTGCACTTGTAGAGTTAACCGTAGTTGTTGTACCATCAACTTGTAAGTCACCTTTAATGATAACCGTACCTTCATTACTTAATCCATCTGGATATGGGTCAATGAATAGTTGATTTCCACCACCTTGTCTTGTTGCAATAACATTTGATGAAATACCAATATTATCAATCTCAACTCCACCGGTAACAACTATTTTACTTGCAAAAGTTGAAATACCAGTTACATTTAAGTTACCACCTATATTTACATTCTTCTCTACACCTAATCCACCCTCTGTAAATAATGAACCTGTGTCTTTACTATTTGACTGAGTTGCAATGTTGATTCTAATATCAGATCCAGTAAATGTTAATTGATCTGTGCCATTCTCATCATACTCAATTTTGGAATCCTTACTTGTACCAAATGTCAAGAAAGTATCATCAGGGATAACAATCTCACCACTTCCATTTGGATCAATTGTAATATCTCCATCGGTATTTGTAGAGGAAAATACATTACCATCTAGAGTTAAGTTATCTACATTCCACTGGTCAACTTTTCTATTCTGGTCTAATATTGCAACAAATCCGTTTGATGCTGTTGTTGGGTTTGATTGACTTGCCACCAATCCTGGCCCATGTGCCATTAAGTCTGTGAAATATCTACCACCAATGACATCCACATTACCTGCGTTATCACCGACAAATAGTCTTTCTCCTTTATTCGCTTGTGTTCCAGCTCCAATGGTTAAACCAAGTTCACCGAAATTAAGACTCGACGGAGCAGTTGCACCCGTTGATCTTTTTACTCGTATAATGCTGGCCATTTAAAAACTTCCTCCGTTGATGTCCAAATTCTGTGTTGCTCCCGGTGTTAACTCAAGAGTTGCTGTAAATTTAGCCGTACTTGCATCATATACTAGAACCATACCATTTTGAGGGTTAGTTATATTCACATCAGACAAACCCGCTAGGGTTCCACTTACATTACCTGCAAGTGAAGAAACAACTTTTACAGCGTTTTGTTGACCTACTCTGACTTTAATGTTTGACATTAGCGTGTCACTCCTTGTCTTACTAAAACGGATCCTTCCACAACTCGTGTGACCTCACCTGCACTATCCGAAACAATAACATCATAGACATATCGTCCGGGTTTTATACTGGCAGTTGTAGTGCTTGTTAATCCAATTTGAATTTTACCTGTGTTTGCATCAGCAATTGATGCTGTAAATGTACCCGCAATGCCTGTACTCCCTGCATGCTTTCTCATTTGTGATGAGATAGTAAATCCAGCGATATCTAAGGCAGAATTAGAGGATACATTCTCTAGTTCAAATTGTTGTTGGAATGTTGAACCTGTATTTATTACAAGGTTACTGACATATACTGCTGCCATCTACACAATAATATGATGATCTATGTTATATTTATACTTTTATATTCCAAGTATTAGGACTGTTTCTCTACTAATTGACTTAGAAGAGATTTTAGTTCATCAATCTCCTTTTGCATTTCGTTTATACGACTTTGTTGAGATTGTTTCTTATGTTTAGATTTCTTGTACATATTATATCCTGTGATATCACAGTTTATAATCGCACCAGATTTTTCATCTCGATAGAGATTTTTATGTCCTTCTACGGGTATCATGCCAACGCAATCACTCTAAGATCCTTAAACTTAGGAGATTCTGCTTCATTCGTACCGTTAAATACGATCTTTATTTGGAACCCAGTAAATTCTGTTAAATTATCAGCAGTAAACTGATAATCCACGAACTCTCCACTTGTGTTTGCTGGAACTTTAGAATCTGCACGGCCAGAATTCTTTGATCCATCGATCACTTCATCTCCAAATCCATCACCATCTGTATCTGTTAAATTATCAAATCCGGGGAACAATTCATATGATTGTTCAATACCTTCCGAATCAGGTCTGAATAATTTAAACAGTGCTCTGAAGTCAGCAGAAGTCTTTCTATCAGAACTAATTAAAACTTTTATTGATGTCGCTGGTGTTTTTAAGTCCACACGATTGGAAATATATATTCCCGAATGTGGATCACCAACTATTAATTTGACCCTTTCATCATTTGCATAATCTGATACAGGTTTATTTAACCTGCTTCTACCAAATATAAGAGATCCATTCATAGTATCAACAACAGGTGATAAATTTTCATCATCAGTTGTAAATCTCATCGACAAAGTAGTAGATCTATTTTTAGGTAAATCTGATAATCTCGCTGTTTCATTTACAGGAGAAGCAACTAATCTTGTAGATATCAATGGATTAATCTTATTCAATTCAATGTCTTCATAACCTTGATCTAAGAATGAACTCTCAGAACCACCAGCACTTGTTCCAGATACTGTTCTTACTTGTGAAGAAAGACTTGTTTTTCCGGGTTGAAGTGTGTTAAATCTTGGAAATACTTGATTAAATTGTATATTCTTAGATGCATGAACTTGAGTTCCACCACCAGATCTTTCATCTGTAAATGAAGCCATAATATCATTTGCTGATAGGTCAGGTAATCCTGTTCTACCAGATCCTCTTGGAACCTCAATAAAGTAGTTATCAATATCTTTTTTCTGTGTAAGAATTGATGAACTTGGCATGTCATGAACAGTGTTAATACCTGTTAATGATAAACCATTGAATTGATAACTTAATGCTAAACTTCCAATTGGATGTTCACGAATAGCAGATCCATTTACTCCTCTCTCTGCAATACCGATTGATGATATTCCAACAGAGTCATATCTTATGATTTCATTATTAACTTGAATATATCCCCTTGAAGTTGTGATTCCTTCAAATGTCGCAAACTTAGAAGTGTTTCCAGATCCAACAACAATGAAGTTATCATTTAATCCAAGTTCAGCAGTCAAAGGTGCTGGTTCAGTAGTTGGTGAAACATTGGATATTTCAACTTTATTATTTGAAGCAGTCATACCATGACTATATTGAGATACTTCAATAACATTACCAGTAAATAGATCACTAACAACTTCGTTACTTGTAATATCAACTGCACCTGATTGTGGGACAGCACCATTTATAACTAAATCTTGACCAAGAGTATAATTTTCTCCTTGAACATTTGTAAGGTATAAGGTATCCACACCTGAAATTGCATCAATACTTATTTGTGCACCACCACCAGATATCATATCTGCAGTTGCAAGTCCTACAATATCACCCTTGGAATATCCATGTCCTTTTTTATTAGATGTAATTGAAACTGCAGTGACAATACCTGAAGTAACTGTTACAATACCAGTCGCACTCGATCCAGCACCAGTGATTGCAAATAAATTAACATTAGTATAAGTACCGTTTGAGTATCCAGCACCAACCACTGAAACAGATAGTGCATTATTTGATGTTGCAATTTCGGATCCAACTCTTTCAAGAGTTCCCATTGGTGCAGTCGCAGATGCACTACCTTCTGAAATTTTTACACCAGAAACTAATGAATTAACTGTTGCACTTGTGGTTGTTTTTGTAATACCTAGTTTAAGTTTTCTAGGATATGATTTAATTGGATTGTTAAGTAGATCAGGAACTAATTGACTTTCATAATTAAGTTCTGGATTATAGAAAAATGCAGTAGCATCAGTAGAAGTGAATTTTGCTTTGTTTAATTTAATCTTCAAATCTTCAAACTGACTTGGTGTCCAAATACTACCGTTTTGAGACTTGAATAAACTACCACCAATATACTGTTGAGATACAATTACACTTTCAGAATCTGGTAATGATTGTGTTTCGATTGTTGGATCTCCCATTCTTGAAATCCATGCCTCATAAGCATTTGAAGTTGGAGCAAGTAATACCACACAATATTCATTATTACCCTCTAGATAAATGGGTGATGGGAATTTGACATTTGTAGCCACAGATGCATCTTCAGAAATATTCACCTGAGATGGATCTAATACAACTTCAGCAAACTCTTGAACTTGAATTAGGGTTGGAGTTCCTAATTCCATAGTTCTGATTTGAACTGTTAAAGGTTCCTTTACATCTTTTGATTTCATGAAGATATCAACTGAAGTCAAGAAAGCACCTGTTTCATCAACTGTAAATGATTGTGCTAAAGGATCTCCTCTATCAACCTCTACTCTTTGAATTATAGTGGTTGTATTATTAATAATTACAGGTGGTGGAGGAGCTGGAAGATTTCTTATAATTACTTGAGTTTGTCTAACAGTGTCTACAACACCACTTGTATGATAGGTAGCACTTGCAACACTATTTGAGGGTGATCCGATTACCGCTAAAGTATTTGTGCTGCTTGAAGTTAATTTAAATGTTTTCTCACCATTCTTAAATCTTACTGCTGGAACAGGTGTTGATAATGGATTTCTAAAGAAGAATGATCCATGCAAATTACCTTCATCACTGGATATTAATCTTATATTTGATACTGTAGCAGTCGCACCACTGGTTTTTCCAACCAACTTTATTCCATTTTTAATATATCCAAAGAATCTTCCTTGTGCCTCTTCAGTTAAAGATGCAATATCAACATTAAGAACCGTGGATGATGCTGAATAAGTCGTTGCTAAAGTAACAGAATTATTATATGGATTTAATCCAAAAGTTGATGACGGTGCTGATATACTACCAGACTTATGATTTGGTTGACATGTACGGAGAGATATTAATCTTTCAGATCCATCAAAACCCTCAACAGTTTCATTTATCTGGAAAACACCAGAGTTCATTGTAATTTCAATAAGTTTAGGAATAATATCAATTCCACTTGAACTATCAAAAAACGCATAAAATCTTGTATTTGGTTTTATTCTTGACGCAACAAATCCAACATTTCTCGAACGAATATGGGAATCTGGTTCACTACTCACTAAAACTTGTGATGCAAATGTATCCTCTCTATCACCAAATACTGTTCTAGTTCCGTCATCAAGTATTATATTCCTTGTCCATGTATCAGCACTTGGATTAAGTACAACTCCACCTTCAAAATGAATTTGAGCGAATGGGTTTACATTTTCTATTCTTGATGCTAATGGTTGATTTAGTAATGTTGATTCATCATAATCTAATGTAATTAGATCACCAGTTTTTTTAATTCCAGAATCTAATAATAATAAATCGCTAGAAAAATCAGCGGTGCTTGAATCAATTGATGGATCTAAAGCTAGCTCTGGTTTTAAGGAGTAAAAATCAGTTGGTGTAATTAATTCTTCTCTCTCAGAATCAACATCTGCTTTACAGTCTGGATTTAATATGTCAAATAATGAATTATTTTTAAAATCATCAACGAAGAAACCAGATTTAAATCTTGTTAATCCATCAGCATCTTGAACTTGGAGAGTTTTTGTATCTAACTCAAGTAAACTTAAAGATGTCACTGTCTCTAAATTAGAAACTCTATCTTCAATTTTTCCAATGTCTCTCATTGTAAATCTACGATTATCAACAACAGTTATTTTGACATCATTGACATCATAAAGATATGGTGGCATTTCAAGAGTTGCAAGAGTCATTCCACTCTCAATATCTTCTGGACTTATTGGATTTTCTGATGAAACTCCCTTAAGTATCTCAAATTCACCTTTTGTATACGCTTGTTGAATATTTGCAGATGGATCAAGTATTAACTTATCAGTTCTTGGTAGATAGAAACTATAACCAATCTTCGATGCTTCATTTGGTGTGACAACTAGTGTTGGGTTAGTACCTGCAGATGCAAAATTTCTACTTGGAAAACTAAATGGTGACAATGTTGTAACCTCAAATTCTTTAACTCTTGGTCTAAAGTCTAGTGTATCTGTGGCTCTTACATCACCTATTAAAGGAACATCCTTTGAGAATCTCTCTTCATCGTATGATCCAACTGTATATACATCACCAGTATCATTTGATGGCACCGTATAGTGGTTAACTATGATAGAAAGTCTACGATTTGGAACTCTTTCACCAGCATTTCTGACTATTCTAGAATAGTCCATGAAACTTTGTCTGTGTCCCTTATCCAAAGTATAACTTGATGTAACATTAAGATAAGATCCTTCGGTTATTCCTTGCAAATTTGTAACAATATTTGACTCTTCAAATGTTACTGTTTCTCCAACTGTAAATTTATTTTGAGTTAAATACGCGATCTCAACAATCGTTGCAGAAACACGGGATGTAATTTGTGCTACTGCACCGCTTACTGAACCAATAATTTTTTCACCTATTACTGAGGTAGTGTTTAATGCTAGCCCACTGACAAACACTAAACGATCTAAAACTGGATCAATTGTTGTTAGAGATTCAAAAACACCAACAACATTTATAACATCAGGAATATTGAGTGATATAACTTTATCTTCAACTCTTAATCCAAATGCAGTGGTATTTTGTGTAAGTCCATTTGTTGTTGATATACCAGAATTTGTAAGACTTACATTAATTCTTTTACTTCTTTCAAATGTTTTTTGTTTTACCTTTATATCATTCTTACGAACTGTTGCATTCACAACAACATTTGATGCAGATGCAGTTGTTAAATTTTGTATTAGTAAAGTTTGACCATTATTTGATATAGTTACCTGATCAGATGTTAATGGTTCAATAGTTCCATTTGTTGAATGAACAGAGTATCTGTCTTCATCAAAAGTTTCAAAGGTTGCACCAGATCCTAAATCTGTATCTGTGATATTTGCAGAAAATACACCAGTTGCACCAATAGCCACACCTGTAATTTGTGTCTTGATTGATAAATCTGAGTTAGTTAATGATACATCCGAAACATTTTTATTTTCTAGTTTTGCGAATAATCCATTTCCTTCATCTTGTATTGCAGGAATACCTTTACGAATAGAACTAACATTTGTATTAGCAGTTAGTGCAGCACCTTGAGAAACACCTGAAACATTAGTTGTTGCTGCTAATGTGACTGATTTTAAATCAGCAGAAATAGCAGATACCCGATTAAATACAGGGTCTGCTACAGAATGTTTTGTAAGTATTAAAACATCGCCAATTTTTAGTGATCCAAAAGTCTTACCTGCACATGTCAATACGCTTGATCCACTTATTGAAACTGTTTCTGAAGGAGATAATTCTCTAATTGGTGTTGAGTTTAAAACTAAATCACCACTGAAATCAAATGCAAACCCTGAAAATGCGGATGAATCCTGATAGACTGATTTTATATCTTCAAGTCTGTGTGCTGTAACTGTTTTAATACTTCGAGCAACCGTGGTGAGACCATTAATTCTAATTTGTTCACCAACAATAAATGTTCCTGAAGTGTCCTCTAAAACTATATTTGCACTGTTACCACCAGCACCTGTAGCAAAACCAGAGGCACCACTACTCAAACCCTCTACAAATGCAGTGTCGGGTAGTTCTGTTGATGTGACTGCTGTATTTAAAACCAGACTTGTAAATGTCTGAACATCATAAAGATAAAGATCAAATTTACTAGACGCATCAGAATATGCAGCATCGGTGAGTTCAAAAGCATATATTTTAGCCATACCAATAACGGTTCCAGAACCACTTGTTGCGTTTGCAGTTGTTTTTCTTTCATTAAACAAATCAACTGTGTTTACAATATTAATTCCTAACTTTGGTGTTCCATTTACATTGTTTAATTGAAATTTGTTACCAAATTTAAACGGAACAGATGACAACGCAATCTCTTTCTTATCTCTTGGTTTTTCAATATCTAATATTGTACTAACAGGTCTTTCAATATCATATCCTCTTACATATGCCTTTCCGGGAGATACCTTTAGTGCAAATAAATCATCAGTAGGTGTTGCACCTTGATCTGTTAATTCTCCAGTATTAAATACACCTTCATTTGATATTCCATCATTTAATGATTCTTCAACATCAAATTTAAAGTTACCTACAGAATAATTACCAGATTCCTCATATGTTCTTTTTGCAAAGTAATCTTTAATTAAATTATATTGTGTTTTATTTTGTAATTTTTTAAGTTCACCGTCATCAAGACGCATAATCTCAATAAAGTTCTTATCATTAAAATCAGTAAGACCTTTTTTCGTAAGAGTTGTGCTTATTTTAAGTCTATCTGCACCGGGAGCCGCAAAGTTTGAGAATCCTCTTGCATTATCATATAATGATTCATCATCATTAGCAGATACTAATTCCTCTTTAATAAAGAGTCCCACTCTGTATGAAGGATTGTTTGTATATGGATCTAAAACTAACTTGTCAGCCGATACATTTACAAAATGACCACGAATAAAGAAAACACCATCAGCGATAGAAACTCTACAACCAACACCGGATGCTCCAATATCAATCAAATTTGCTACAGTATCACCTGAATTAATTAATGTATTACCATAAACGAGAGACTCTTGAATTAGTAAATTTTCACCATCTTCTAAAAATTTAGAAGTATTATCCGTCCCTGCATCAATATATTTTACAAAAAGTGTAAGATCTGTTATTCCTGTTGCTTCATTTGGTAAAGAAAAATCATCGATAAGTATTTTTATACCAGTGCTTTGCCCCTCTAATATTTTACCTTTTAATTGATTGACATATAAAGAAACTGGAATACCTAAATGATTTGAATCTAACTTGATAGAAAAATATTCTGGATCATATTGACTGTTTCCGGGAATCACCATTGATCCCTCTTTAAACATATGACTACCAAACGATTCAATCTGATCTTGTAGAATAGATTGTAAAGTTGTTAATTCTCTAGCCTGAACAGGTTTTCCCGGATTAAATAATACTTTATAAAAATTACTATCCTTTGAAAAATCGTCGTAATATGGATTTATATTTAAATTAGTTTTCTGTGGCATTTTTTAGAATTCCAGAATGATTTTGACATCTTCTTTTTGTCTTGAGTTTCTAGTAATAGTCGCTCTGTTGTCAATGTATATTATATCACCCGACCCTTTATTTATCTCAGGTGTGGCAAGACCATTTGTAAAGGTTACTCCTAGTCCTACATTTTTAGATCCAACTGTAGTGATACCCAGACTAAAAGTAGTTTCAATAGATCCACTGAATCCACTTGGAGCAGAAATTTGATTAGTTGATGACTCAAATGCTAGAACTTGGCCTTGAGTTGATATACCAACATAATCTGTTTGATCAGTTGAGTTTCCAAAATATAATGATCTATCTTGAATATATTTCATTACTTTTGTTTCAGCATCATAAGATGCAACATATCCAACTGCTTTTAAACCACTACCTAAAGTTTGAGTTATTTTTTCACCTATAGTTGGATTTCCTGATGTTGTTGAAAATTTGAATGCATTCAATGATGAGAACGAATCACCAAAATATATTGATGTAGTTCCTATCGATGTTGGATTTTTTACTAGTTGAACTTGTGCAAATTTAGTGTCAAGTGGGAAATCTTTATTATCACCACCAAATCGAGCATAAACTAAAACTCTATCAGTTCCAAGTTCTTCATATGCATTGTGACCATGACCTTTAGATGGGGGAATGATTGGTATTAATTTTGCTTTTGTTGATGCATTAGCATTTATTGATCCAAGATCAACTAGACCGTATGTATATCCTTTACCACCTGATGAAACAATAGCATTTGTAATTTTACCACTTATTACATCCACAACAACTTTACCACCAGTGCCATCTC